CTTTTTCTGGCTCGTAGCTCTGCGCGTCACCTTTCTTGATGACGGCGGCCATGCTCGCGGCGATACGCGCGGCGATGCGCTCGCTTTCCTCGTAGTCTTTCAGGTCATCAAGGCGAGCCAGCACGCTGGCGAACATGCTGACGCCACGGCGCTGGCCGATGCGATCCACCAGCTTGATGTGGCCGACGCGATCGCTAGCCAGACGCTTGAGCGTGGGCATGACCACGAACGGATCGCCAGGATGCTGCTTGTAAAACCAGTAGCCCTGCGGCTTTCCCCATGCATCAATTTCGATGCCCTGACTAATGTTTTGCAGCGGATCGTTGTAGTCGATCGGCAACAGGTCCGGCTCCAGCAGCTCCAGCGAAAACGGCACGCTGGTGCCATGACTGAGCTTGGGCACCGAGCCCTCAAGGTATTGCCATAGGGCCTCACCATCGCGAAACCACGTGCGCGCGATCAGCTGCTCGGCACGGGCGCGGTTAAGCTCGCCGGTGACTTCCGGCTGCAGGCTGTGCTGCTGCCACAGCTCATCAAGCTGCTTGGCTAGATCCGCCAGCACGTTGCCCTCGGCATCGCGCGGCTGCGGCTGCACGCCGATGCCGGTGGGGCCGACGACGTTGCGTACCAGCGTGTTGAGGATGCCGCGGCTCAGATCGTGGTTGCGATCGAGGTTGCGTGTCATGTTGCGCAGCTCGCGGTGCGCGAGGCCGGCGACGTTGTTACCGCTGCCGAAATCGCGCTGCCGCTTGCGCAGGCGCGAGTGGTTCACCGCGTCGTAGGCGTTGCCATACGCCTGAGCGCGAAGACGGTTGTGCGCGCGATTCGCCGCCCACGACGGTGACAGCGCGAAAATAGCGCGCTCGATGAGGGCGGGTTTCTTCGCCCCGCTCATCAGCAGCGCCACGGGTAATCGCCCTCGCCGCCCTCGGGCGCCATGGACATGCCGGAAAGGTTGGCCAGCGAGACGCTGGCCCGTCCACCACCGCGTGACTCAGCAGTAGCCTTGCGCTCCCACTCGCGGCGTCCGGCTTGCACCATGGCCAAGTCGGCACGGGTTAGCTCGCGATCGCCCCAGCGGTATTTTTGGCCGCGAAGGATCGCCGACTCGGCGGCGAGGTAACTGGCAAGCATGTCGGAAGCTGTGGACATGCTCGCAAGCATCGCGGGCATCGTGTGCCATGTTTACCGGAAAGCTGGCACACTATTTTGGTTGGGATGGAACAAATTCATCGAGTCAAAAAACAGGGGACTTCAATGCGCGACTTCAACTCAGGTAACGGCGACATCCATGTGGGTCGTGATGTCACTATCTACGATGAATCACATAATGTGCATTACTCTCAATACACTAACGAAGTGCTGTTTAAAGAGCTTCCCTTTCGGAAGGGAAATTTCAAGATTGAGCAAAAAGAAAAGGTTGGCAAGCTTTTCAAAGTCACCATTGTAGGCGTGGTATTAATTCTTGGAGCTTGCGGCTGGGCCTATTTTCAAGGCAACGCTAATCTTCTCGTATTAGGCATCGGCGGTCTCGGCGCATTTACGAGCTTAACATCCATCAAATTCATGATCGAGCCAAACGAATTTCAACGCGCTGAGCAACAAGCGGTGAAAGACATCCTGTACGTTTTAAAGTCACGCCGCGCGATATAGAGACACCGCGATGATTAAACCGCTCCATCCGCCTGCAGTAAGTAGCTCATACCTGACTTAGCAGGCGGTAGTACGTCCGCCGACTGATAGCGAATCGCCGGCAAGAATTGGCACAACTCGGCACGACCCATCAAACTCTACGGTCGCGGCTCAACTGCCAAACGCAACCACTTTCAGGGCCTCGCAGAAGCTGCATTCTGCTAGACCCCTTCTAGGGAGCACGAACGATGGGACTCACGGTATTTTCAACAACTTTTGACGAGTTTTGCCGGGCATACTGTTTTACAAATTTGCCTAACCCGGGAGATCCAAGGCTCTTGGTACCAAAAATACTAGCCGAAAAATCGAAGCTATTTGAGCAGCTGATGTTGTTTGACAAAGTCGCTTTGAAGGTCTTCGGCGAGAATGCAATGGCGCCGCTATTCATTAACATTTTTGGGCTTAAAGCCTTTGAAGAACTTCTCGAGCAAAATGCCATCGGCTTCACTCTATGGACGCCCTTGGTGGCTCACCTCGTAGATGATAGACCTGGCGTTCATCCGTTAGTTTTTGGTACGCACTCTTCGCCAGCGCATAGCGATCCAGAACAGTCCGTCAAGCTTGGGCTAAAGATGATGCAACATCCTCTGCCTTGGGAGAAACGACGCAACTTGTCAAGAAAGTTGGTCAACGTCTACTCGATACCGTCACCTACTCTGTCTCGAGATGCGGTGGGTTTTACGAATTCCGCCTATCAATCAGGAAAGCTCTCAAAGCTAGCCATGGTCGAACCCGGCAGACCCTTTGAGGACATGGCTCAAGCGGATAGGGCAACCCTCAACAACTACGCGACGCACCTTCTTGAATATCGTTACCTCTTAGAAAGTCAGATGACGTCACTGACCAGTTACGATTTCTTCTCCCTGTTTCGCGATACGGCACAAAAGGTAAAGTCTGCGCAAACTGTTACGAGAAATTTTCAGGAACTTGCCAAGATCGAGAACGTGCCTGACATGCAGGTTCTTCAAAAGCAAACCAAAGAGCCTTTCCAAAGGCTTCCCGCATTGCGCAGCAGCAGAAGCGCGCTGAAGTTTCGGCACTGGATGGCTAAGGCCGCGATGTCAGAAAGCCAATCCATTTCGGATGCCTACTTGAGCGCGCTGGAGGAAGCTCAGGGATTTTTTCAGACTACTCCCGGGCGCTTTGTAAAAACCATAGCGGTGAGCGCGATCGGCCTTGCAGTGGGAAGTAAGGTTGGTGGTGCCGTAGGTGCTGCGGCTGGCGCAGCTGGGCTCACCATAATGAAACCGCTGATCGAGCCCTTGGCCGGTACGGGCTGGGACTTGCTCGATGAGTTTGTGTTAAATGGCATAACGAAGGGCTGGACGCCAAGAATGTTTTTTAATGACTTGCGTGAACTAAGCAAGCGAGACGCCTAGGATCTAGCGCGTCGCTTCTTCACAGCTGGCTCAGTAGCCTGTAGTACGTGCGCCGACTGATGGCGAAATCCTTAAGGATTTTCTTGATAGGTTGACCCGCCTTGCGTGCGGCGAGGATGTCGTCGACATTTCGCCGCATGTAGGGCTGCGGAATGTACAGCTCATCACCGCCGTACTGCTGCTGGAGGTAGCGCACCACCGGGGCGGCATATCGGATCGCCTCATCGAGCGCCAGACCTAGCGATTCCTGCAGCGCACATGCCAGCTCATCCTGCAGCGCTTCGGCAACATTGATCTGCTCATTCATCGGCGGTCCAACCAGTCGGAGGATGCAAAGGGGTTGTTAGTGCGTGGTGCTAGCCCATGTTCTGATCTGGCTGTCGTTTCACGTGGAACTGCGGACGTCTGGACGTCTATTTGCAGGCCCTTATCAGGCCCCTTTTTTTCTTCGCGTCCCACGGGTGCAGTGAATAGGTCATCAGTAGGCGGTTCCAGCTTGGCCTCTAGTGCGGCCCAGTCAGCCTCGCGTTTGACGTGGATGCGCACACTCGGGCTGAGCGCTGCAGCGTAGGCATAAACGAACGTATCCAGCGCTTCATTGCGGGCTCCTTGTTTCTTGAGCCAGCGCTTGGCGGTTAAGTCGAAACGTTCGGCCGTGAGCATGGTGTAGAACTCGTCGGGCAGATCGGCCGGAAAATGAATCAGGCGATTTTCTTCCTCGCGATCGGTATCACCGAGCAGCCGCTGCATGAGCGTGGTCTTGGCCGAATTGACACCGATGATCCACAGATTGACACCCCGGCGCTGGACGCGCCCGCTCTTGTCGACTTCCTGCTTGCTGGCGCGGCCGATGATGGGACGCGCGGCATCCTTGCTGCCCTTGATGGCCATGACACCCTGCGATTGCCTAGGGCGCACGGCGTTGTAGACCTCCTGCGTCCAGTTGCCCGAGTCGACGGCGACAGCGCTGATGTGCAGGGTGATGCCGGCCGCGTTGATCACAGGCTCGGCGAGGAAGTCCCATAGGATGTCCCAATCTTCCTTGCGCGTCGGATCAGCGGGTAGTTCGACATAATCGACCACGAACGCCTGCTCATTGCGGCCCCACGCAATGGTGATCACGGCGAAGCGATTGACCTGCACATCGACGCCAGCCGTAAGGATAAAGCCGCCACGTGGCACCGTGCGGCGCAGCCACTTCGCTGCGCGTTGCTGCACGTCATTGGCCTCGACCTTCTGGCTGGCACCTTCGTAGGCTTCGCCGAGAATGGTGTTGACGAAGACCACCTCTTTCGCGGGATCTTTCCGAGTCTCCACGCGCATGGCCGCAATTTCGCGCCAGGTATAGCCCAGGCCAACAGCAGCAAAAGCTGACCAGATCGCGAAGCTGCGATGGAAGTGACTGCGCTCGGGGTGCTTTGCGATCCATTCGCCCGCTTCCAGCATGCGGGTTTTGTGATGCTCCTCGACGAGCTTGCCGCAATGGATACACACGAACTGGCCATCGTCGGTGAGCTGGTCGATCACCAGCACTTGCTTGTGCGCGCAATGCGGGCATGGCAAATACAGATAGCTCTGATCGCCCGCATCGAAGGCCGTGCTGATGGCGCACGCATCTTTGATGGTGCATGAGCTGATGCGCAGGATTTTCCGGCGGGTAAATGACGATGTACGGGCCAGGGCTTGCTGTTCGGCGCCGCCTTGGTCATCTAGATTGGTCGGGTATTTCGAGAGCTCATCAAGGATCAAATACATCATCGGCATTGAAGCCAGTGACGCCGAGCTATTGGCTCCGCTCAGCACCAGCACACCGCCGGGGAACCGCTTCATCAGCGTGGTATTGCCACCATCGCGACTGCGTGCGGGCGGAATGCGCTCCTGCAACACCGGCATGAGGTTGATAGCTGGAGTAAGGCGTTGCTCGCTGAACTTGCGCGCGATGTCGATGGTGGGTAACACGTACATGACCGGTGCCGGCGCGTGCTCGATGATGTAGCCGAGCCAGTTGATGCCAACCTCGGTACCGCCGACCTGCGTGGATTTCTTGAGAGTGATTTCGCGCACTCTGGATTCGCGATGCAAGCAATCCATGATCTCGCGCAGGAACGGCATGCGGCTGGTGTACCAGTCGCCGGCTTCGCTGGAGCCTTCCTTCGGCAGCTTGCGGTAGCGGTCTGCCCAATCACTCAGCGTGATGGGTTCGGGCATGGTCCAGCCGCGGCTCCAGCTTCCACAGACGATCTCGTTGCCGTCGGTAAGCACCACGTCGAGCGGATGCGCATCAAACATCACGCGGCCTCCTGCTCAGCGGTCGGCGTCGATGGCATCGCCTGGGCCATTTCCTTCGCGATCTTCCTCACATGCTTCGTGAGCAACGCATGCACACGATCCACATCTGGCTCTGCTGCGCATTGCGAGGCCAGCCGGTCAGGCAATGCGTCGAGCGCCTCCATCGCCTGTCGCGCCAGCCCGAAGATCGCGGTTTCTACCTCAGCACGGCGGACCAACTGGCCGACCTTCTCCGCCAGCTCCAGTTCCGCCAGACGCGCCTTGGCGAGGCGCTCACGCGTCGCTGCATCTTTGTACGCCCCCGATTCGATAGGCTCCTTACCGCGGCTCGCGCTAGCGTGGGTCTCGGCCGCTATGTCAGCGCCCTCGCCTTCCGATTGGCGACGATCGCCACCACGTGCAGGATCGCGTGTGGCGGCGATCAGCCGGTCAGTGGCTTCCACGTTCACCTTGCCAGTTCCAGTGATGACCAACCGGCCCTGTCGTTTGAGCTTCGTCACGTAGGCAGCCGACCAACCGCGCGCCACCGCATATTCGCTCTGGCTCAATTCCGTCATGC